CTGCAACATTTGTCTGCTATCCTTAGAGACTCCAGAGCTGGTACAGCGGTGAACCTAGTTCCTTCTGAATTACCAAAAGATATATACACTGACGTAGCTAATGAAGCCAAACGCTTGATTGAGCTTGAGGCACTTGAAGGAAATGAATTAGCGAAGCAGTGCCTAGACTTTGGTGTTGATCGTAAGATGACCAAGCGTTGTGTAATGATCGTGCCTTACTCAGGTACTCAGCACGCCTGTCGAGCTTATGTAGAGGAAGCTATTGAAGAGAAGGTAGCTAAGGGAACCAAATCACCTTGGGGTGATGATTACTTCACACCTAGCTTGTACCTTTCAGCTCATATCTGGGCAGCGATTGGCACTGTAATCACTTCTGCTAGGGAGGTGATGACCTTTGTGAAGGAGATTGGCAGAACCTACGCGAAGCAGAACGTACCGATGGAATGGATCACGCCAACTAACCTATTAGTTAGACAGGCTTACCCTGAACTAAAACTACGGAGGATTAAAACTCATATTGATGGGAGTATTATTAAGCTAGCTTATCAACACCAGCTAGAAGATACGATTAGTAAATCCAAGACAGCTTCAGGATCTTCGCCTAACTTTATCCATAGCCTCGATGCTGCGGCGCTCACCTTTACGGTAAACCGTAGTCTTGATGTAGGTATAAAGGACTTTGCGATGGTGCATGACAGCTATGGCACACATAGTCCTAACATGCCAAAGCTAGGTAGGATTCTGAGAGATAGCTTCGTGGATATGTATTCTGAGCATGACGTACTCCAAGAGATATACGACCATGCCAGACTTAAACTTGGGCCTGATGTAGAGCTGCCTGATTTACCAACGAGGGGTGATCTAAGCCTAGAGGGTATCCGCAGTTCGGATTACTTCTTTGCCTAAAGTTCCACTATCGCCCCCAGTGTAATAGTTACTTTAGTGTATCTCTAAAGTTCCACTATCGCTTAATCGTGATGATTACACCTAAGCAAATAAACTTAATTAAATTTGGAGAAAGTATGGCTAGTAAAACTAGTGTGATGAAAGGTAAAGCACTTTGGTGTAAGGTCTTTGAACCTGATACTAAGTTCGATCCTAATGGGATCTTCTCAGTTAATGTTCTTATTCCAGAAGCTGAAGCTGCTGAAGTTTGTGAGTATCTCGACGGTCTAGTTCAAACTAGGTTTGCAGAAGAGATCAAGGCCAAGCCTAAACTGAAAAACGGTCTGTCCACAAAAGAACCATACGAACCAGAGTATGACCAGAACGGAGATCCTACTGGTAACATTGAGTTCAAATTAAAACTGAAAGCCAAAGTCCAGACGCGAGACGGGTCTACATACGAGCAGAAGCCTATTGTGGTTGATGCCAAACGTAAGCCTCTCAACTCCGACACTGCTGTAGGTAATGGGTCTACTGTCAAGGTAGCCTACGAGCCTATCCCTTACATGATGGCAAGTACCAAGACAGTTGGTGTCTCGCTTAGAATGAAAGGTGTGCAGATATTAGATCTGGTTGAATACGGTGGTGGAGGCTCTTCCCTGTTTGACGAGGAAGATGGCTACATTGAAGAAGCCGTAGCTAAAGACAACCAGGCTGATGAAGTTCCGTTTGATACTGAGGTTTCCGATGGCGAAACTGAAGGGGACTTTTGAAGAACGTGTCATTGGCAAGTTAGAGAAACGTGGGGTTTCGTATGAGTACGAACCCTGCAATCTCCCTTACACAGTCGAGCGTAAGTATTACCCCGACCTGTTAGTCAATGGCATTTACATAGAGCTGAAAGGCTTTTTCAGGCAAGATGCCCAGCGCAAAATGAAAGCCGTGAAAGCCCAACATCCTGATCTTGATATTCGCTTCTTATTCCAACGTGGAAATAGTCCCGTACATGGGGCGAAGAAAAGGAAGAACGGAACCAAGATGACATGTGGTGAGTGGGCAGATCGTTATGATTTTGTATGGGCAGAAGGCGAAGAGATACCAGAGGAGTGGACAACATGAGTGAACAAGAACCTTTAGAACTGGCAATTCCCGTAGGCAATGCTGAAGAACATTTAGTTACAGTACTCCAGTTCCTGTTTGATGAGTCAAGCTGCGAAGGTCTCAGTAATATACACGACCTGCTAGATGATTGGTGTCTCAAGATTGAGGACGAACTTTTAGCCGTTAATTACTGGGAACCCGCCGAGGAAGAAGATGAATGATGACAGTGCTTTAATCCGAAAGGAAGCCTGTCCCCACTGTGGCTCAAGTGATGCTAATGCTCTGTATTCAGACGGGCATCACTTCTGCTTCTCATGCAATACACACACAGCAGCGGAAGAGGAAACTAAAGTGTTTGATGTAGAGCCAGTTGTTAAGGCAGACTTCATCCCCGTAAGGGGAGACGTTACAGCTTTAGGTAAAAGAAAACTATCCTTAGAAACCTGCAAGTTATGGGATTATCAAGTAGGAAGCTTCAATGGGCAGGCAGTCCAGATAGCTAACTACAAAGATAATAAGAACCGTATTGTAGGGCAGAAGATTAGGTTTCCGAACAAGGACTTTACCTTCAGAGGCGATAGTAAATCTTCAGGCTTGTATGGTATGCACCTATGGCGTGATAGTGGTAAGATGGTGACGGTTGTCGAGGGGGAGCTAGACGCTCTCTCAGTGAGCCAAGCCTTCCAGAATCGTTGGCCTGTAGTTTCAATAAGTAATGGAGCTGCGGGTGCTAAACGTAATCTTACTAAACACCTTGAGTGGTTAGAGAACTTCGAGACAGTTGTTCTAATGTTTGACCAAGATGACGTAGGTCAAGCTGCTGCTGCTGATTGTGCTTCACTATTCTCAGTAGGTAAGGCGAAGATTGCTAGACTACCCTTGAAAGATGCAAGCGACATGCTGCAAGCAGGCCGAGTTAAGGAGTTGGTTGATGCGGTATGGAGTGCAAAGGCCCATAGACCTGACGGCATTATAGCTGGTGAGGATCTCTGGGAAGTAGTGACTACGGAGGAAGCAGTTGAAGCTGCCTCTTATCCCTACAACGGACTGAACGTAATGACTCAAGGTGTTCGCACTGGTGAGATCGTAACCGTTACGGCTGGCTCTGGTATAGGTAAGTCACAACTAACGCGTGAGTTTGCTTACAGCTTACTCAAACAGGGCGAGACTATTGGCTACATAGCTTTAGAAGAAAACATAAAGCGTACAGCTCTTGGCCTTATGGGTATTGAACTAAACAAACCTCTTCACTTGGGTGTGGGGGAAACAACAGAGGAGGACATGAAGAATGCTTTCAACACTACCGTGGGTTCTGGCCGCGTTTTTCTGTATGACCACTGGGGGTCTACTGATAGCGATAACCTGCTTGCAAAAATTCGGTATCTGGTCAGAGGATGTGGTTGCAGCTACATCGTACTCGATCATCTTAGCATTGTTGTCTCTGGTATGGGCGACGGTGACGAGCGTAGGTTAATTGATAATACTATGACTAAACTCCGTACACTGACGGAGGAATTACAGTGCGGTATGATACTTGTATCTCACTTAAAAAGACCATCAGGTGACAAGGGACATGAAGAAGGTGCGCTGACTTCATTAGCCCAGCTCAGAGGTTCAGCAGCCATAGCACAACTTAGTGACATGGTGATTGGCTTAGAGCGTAACCAACAAGACAAAGACAATCCCAACTTAACCACAGTTAGAATCCTGAAGAACCGTTGGACAGGTGAGACAGGCATAGCCTGCCACTTGGCATACGACAAAACAACAGGGCGTATGACTGAAGAAATCTTTGATGAGTCAGAAGAGGAGATAGACTTTTGAATATCTGTGACCAACCAATCGACCACATGCAGAAAGAGTATGTGAAATACTTATTCTTCTTATACGAATCTGAGAAGGACGGTTTTGATTTAGGGCCGTGGCCTAGCTTTGAACAGTTCATCGAAATCTATGAGGAAGAACAAACATCTTACTAACCACTGCGGAGACAGGGTAATGAAACGCTATATACTAGACATTGAGGCCGACAACTTACTGGATGAAGTAACCACTATTCATTGTGTTGTTCTCAGAGATGCAGACACCGAAGAGGTGCATACTTTCCACGGGAGTAGTATTCGTGATTGCCTTCCGTTGATGGAGGAAGCTGACCAACTCATAGGTCATAACCTGATTGGCTACGATATGCCTGCTATTAACAAGCTATGGCGGTGGTCATTTACAGGTGACATCCTCGACACCTTAGTTTGCTCAAGAACTATCTGGCCCAACATGATGGAACTAGATGCCAAGCATAAAAAGATTCCCACTAAACTCTGGGGATCTCATGCTCTGAAGGCTTGGGGCTACCGCCTCAACCAATACAAGGGAGACTTCGGAGAGCAGGAAGATGCTTGGGATTTATTCACGGAGGATATGCTAGAGTATTGCGTTCAAGATACCCTAGTCACCTTGGAGCTTTTGAAACGTATCGAAGCTAAGGACTTCTCTAAGGATGCACTTGAACTAGAACACGCTATGGCAGAACAGCTCTTCAAGCAAGAGCAACGTGGTTTCGAGTTCGATGTTAAAGCTGCTGAAGATCTTTTCAGTACTATAGCTCAGAAGAAATTAGATATTGAAACAACGCTTCAAAATACCTTTGAGCCTACCATCGTAGAGCTAAAGACTAAGACTAAAGTCATTCCCTTCAATCCAGCGTCACGGCAACAAATTGCAGATCGCTTAATGAAGAGAGGCTGGAAGCCTGAGAACTTTACTCCAAGTGGAGAACCAAAGGTAGATGAGAAGGTGCTGAACAGTATTGAAATACCAGAGGCTGAACTACTATCACTGTACCTCATGCTTGCTAAACGCTTAGGCCAGTTGGCTACAGGAAAGCAGGCGTGGCTCAAGCTCCAGAAGAACGGTAAGCTACATGGCCGTGTTAATCACATGGGAGCTGTGACATCACGCTGTACCCACAGCAACCCAAACACAGGCCAAGTTCCTAGTATCAACGCACCTTATGGTAAAGAATGTAGATCATTGTTTACAGTTCCAGAAGGCTACAGCTTGTTAGGTTCTGATGCTTCAGGTTTGGAGCTGAGATGTCTGGCTCACTACACCACTGCTTATGATGGTGGGAGTTATGGGAGAGAGATCTTAGAAGGTGACATTCATACTGCTAACCAGAAGGCGGCAGGATTGGAGACACGTAACCAAGCCAAGACTTTTATTTACGGATTTCTTTACGGTGCTGGCGATGCCAAGGTAGGTTCTATTATTGGTAAGGGTGCAAGAGAAGGTAAGAAGATTAAGAATAAGTTTCTTACCAAGACCCCAGCCTTAAAAAAGCTTCGGGATGCTGTCAGTAAAGCAGCAGAGAAGGGGTGGATTAAGGGCCTGGATGGGAGACGTATTCCTATCCGTCACAGTCATGCAGCACTGAATACCTTACTGCAATCAGCAGGCGCTATTATATGCAAGCGTTGGTATGTCCGTATCACAGAGATGCTGGAGGCTGAAGGATACACTGAGGAAGAAGTTTCGATAGTGGCGTTTGTCCATGACGAGGTTCAGGTTCAAGTTAAGAAAGGCTTAGAGGAGACAATAGGTGAGCTTATCATCAAAGCAATGCACGAAACAGAAGACTACTACAAATTTAGATGCAAGCTCGACGCTGAATATGACTTCGGTGACAACTGGGCAGCCACACACTAACCCTAAAACAGGGAAGAACTACTACTACAAAGATAATAAAAGGACGCACGACTTAAATAATAAAGGCCGTATGTGGGTATCAGGTAAGTACATTAGTAAAACCCACGTACTTCACAAAGCAGGAAGGTTCCGAAACTGGGAGGATGCTTACAGCCACAATGAACTGGATACAGTTGAAGGTGGTTATGTGTACGTCCTAACCAATAAGGCTTGGCCTGCTTGGGTGAAAATTGGAATGGCTATGGATGCCTCTGACCGATGTCGAGGTTATCAAACGGCCTGTCCTTTCAGGGACTTTAAAGTTGCTGGAACAATCCTCACTGACAATCGAAGAGAGGCTGAAATGTTAGCCCATGAATTAGCCTCTGCTCTGGCTGAGGAAAGAAGGAACGAGTGGTTCAAGATGCCAGTCGACGAAGCCTTACAAGTTATAAACGAAATCCAAAACAACAAGGAACTAGCCGCATGAGTATCGACACATTCTTTTTAATGGTCGCCACCTTTTCGTTCCTAATAGTCAGCATAACTTTCGCAATAAAACTAATC